ACTGAATTAAAATTATATAAAAATGTTTCAGGAACAATATCTACAGTTGCAACACAACAACTAAACAGCAACACTTCTGGATATTCTGAGGTAAACTCTGTTAAGGTACAAACATCAAATGATTCTATAACTGTTTCTGGATATTCAAATACTGGACTAACATCACAACTGGGATCTAGTTTAACAAACACTCCATCTAGTCCAACAAAAGGCACAAAGGCTGGAATTATAAAAACACCATCTGAAGCAAATTCAGGTTCTTTATTAGATAATTTTTCCGCACAAGCAAACTAAATAGTATATAATGATTAAATAGGAGAAAAAATGACACAGCCAACACAAGAACAAATAGACGCAATGAGAAAGGTAGCACTCATCATTGATGGTGAAGTTGTTGATATTATTTATACAGATGACAGATTTGCTTCTATTTTGCTAAGCAATCCATTGGGAATTGATGTTACAGAAAGACTGCCAAGCGAATCTATTTTAGTTGGATATCAATATAATTCTCAATCCGACACTTTTAGTGAGTAGTAGTGACTGAAAAAAGTAAATGGCAAATTTGGAAAGAGGCTCAGGCTCAAGTAAAGCCTTGGGATCTTTTAAATTCTGAAAATCATACAACAAAACAAATACAGCAAGAAAGATATGCTATTTGCTTGTCATGTCCAGATTTAATTCAGTCTACAAAAACTTGTAAACTTTGCGGATGTTTTATGAATCAAAAAACAAAGTTAAAAATGTCATCTTGTCCAGCAGGAAGGTGGGGGTCAGTAAATGAATAAAGTATTTCATTGTGATGGAAAGTCAAGAGTATATGAAAACTTTTTAACTGAAGAAGAATGCGTTGAACTTTATAATTTTATGCATAACTTTCCTTATGATAAATTACAAGAGTATAAGGTAGCAAGATATTTTAATAAAAGACAAATAAGTAGAAGACAAATGCAAGATCAGCCAGGTTTTGAAAATGTAATGGATTCTATACAGCCAACATTAGATAAAATTAATACTAGACTAAAAGAAATTTTAAATGAAGATGATCAAGAAGCCGACTGGAATATAGGCGAATATATTTTAATGAGAGTCTTTAAAGATGGAATACCAGAAGACTATGCTAGAAATAAAGATGAAGGCATGTTCCTGCATGTAGATAACCATGACTGGATGGAAGGAAAAGTTTTTTGGGGTGTAGTGGTTTATTTAAATGATGACTATGTAGGTGGAGAACTTTATTATCCAGAATATGATCATTATTATAAGCCAAAAAGAAAAGACTTAATAATGCATGTCGGAGATATTATCCACGGGGTTAAGGAAGTAACTGAAGGAACAAGATATGCAGCAACAGTATTGGTTAGGATAAAGGGAAGATATAATGAAAAGCCTTTACCATTAAAAGAAGATGATACAGATGGAAGATATTTATATCCACCAGGATACTGGGGAAAAAGAATGCCAGATGACCCTATTCAAGGAGATATAAAAATTCCTAGATCAGATGGAACATTTGCAGAATATAATCCAAACCCAACACTATATATTCCAAAGATTTAGTATCTTTCCATCCACTCTTTGGTTTTCCAGGTGATACCTTTCCAGGCTGACCAGTCTTTTCCACCATCACTCATATAGTAAGCGATTTCTGCATTTCTAACTGGATCAAACAAGTCTTCATTTGACTTTAGATTAAACTTGTATCTTCTTTGTTCACCCATTTCTCCAAGCATGTTTATTTGAAATAGACCATAAGAATTATCTCCAGTTTTTCTATTTGGATTCCAAGAATTAGGAGTTCCCATAGATTCTTTCATTACCGTTGCCCAAGCAACTTTAAGAGAATATCCTTCAAACCCAACAGACTTTAATATCTTAACTAGTTCATCTTTTTCAAGAGGGGTTCCATATTTATATTTTTTGTTAGTTTTATTATTTTCCTCCTTAGAAACGGAAAAAACCGCTTTCGCGGTCAGGTCTGCGTCATAGACGGAATTATAACTTAAATTATTTTCAGCATTAGCAGCAGAGTTAGCAAAAAATGCTATTGCTGCAACTCCTGAGAGTACGCCAATCATTGCCGATTTATTCATGATCGTTTCCTCCTTAGAAAACAAAACACCATTTTTTGATGGTGTTACTCACCAGTATAGCATGGAATTTTATTTTTTGTCAACTTTTAACGTTTTTTCGTTATTGTGTTATAATTCTATTATGGCAACTTATAGAGGAACTGGGCAATCTGTTTATGATATTGGTGATGCACCACCTCTAGTAAAATGGACAATTGTAAAAGGTGATACAGTAGCATTTAGAGTTTATGTTACAGATGATGCTAAAAATCCATTAGTTATTGCAGATTGGGATATTTCTGCAGAGTTTAGAAGACCAGATCTTGCAAATAATTTTGATCAAGATAATGCTGGCACAGTGTTTATTTTAACCCCTACTCCAGACGGGGATGACGGAGATGGAGAATTTACAGTAAAATTAACATCTAATCAATCAAATCAACTTAGAACTGGAGATGTTTTCGATATTGAACTATCTGATGCAACAAGAGTTTGGACTGTTGCAAGGGGACAAATGGTAGTTCTTGAAGACGTAACTGATTAATGGCATCTGTTTCAATACAAGAAAAAACAAGGTTTGCTAATTTATCAATAAATATTAAAGATTTTCCAAAACCGTCTATTAAGGAAAAGACTGAAAAGATGGTAACCATAAATGAACTTTTACCATTTAGAATAAGAATAACTGATATAGACATTGTTGGTTTTGGACCAAACAATGTTCCACCAATTCCATTGCAGATAATTGGTACAAGCAATTATATTTTATAAAATAATTATGTTATAATATTCCCATGTCCAGACTATCACTTTCAACTGTTAAGACCAAGTTTCAAACAGGAGATCGCCCAAGCCAAGCAGATTATGAAGATTTAATTGATTCAACTGCTGCACAGTCAACAGACCTTGGTTCCTATGGTAATAATGAAAATACAATAACTGGTATTGAAAGCGCTACAGTAATTGATAGTTTTTCGGCAACAGACTGGAGAATGGTTAAGTACATTATCTCAATTGCTAAAACATCGGCAGGAGATAATAAATACTATGCTACAGAAATGAGCATACTTATTGACGGTACAAACGTTAATGTTAATGAGTATGGAACTATAGACAATGATGGGAATATTGGCACCATTAGTGTCTCTAAAGTAGGAGGGACTGTAAGTATTACAGTAACCCCACAAGTTGGAATAACGCCAGTCACTGTGCGATTTGCTCGCATAGGACTTAAGGCCTAGTCCAAAAAGGAGATAAAAAATGGCAACAGTCAACAAAGACTTTAAAATTAAAAACGGTTTAATTGTTGAAGGATCAACTGCAACCGTTAATGGCCACGATGTTCTTACAGAATCAATCGTGGATGCAAAAGGTGATTTGTTAGTAGCATCTGGTGCAGATGCAGTAGCAGTTCTTGGTGTTGGATCAGATAATTATGTTCTTACAGCAGACTCAAGTGCAACAAATGGTCTTGCTTGGAAAGCACCGCAGGCAGTTGGAGAGTTTGGTGCAAGTGTTACATTTGAAGGTTCAACCGCAAATGCATATGAAACAACCCTTGAGGTAGTTGACCCAACAGAAGATCGCACAATTACACTTCCAAACGCAAGCGGTACTGTAACTCTTAATGATGCAACACAAACATTAAGTAACAAAACAATTTCTTATACAAATAATACAATCACAGTTCAGGTAGCAAATGTTTCAGATTTGACTGCATCTGCTTCAGAACTTAACACACTTGATGGAATTACTGCTTCAACAGCAGAACTTAACATTCTTGATGGTGTAACTGCTTCAGCAGCAGAAATCAACCTTCTTGATGGAGTTACAGCAACAACTGCTGAACTTAACATCCTTGATGGTGTTACAGCAACAGCATCAGAACTAAACATTCTTGATGGTGCAACACTTACTACAACAGAACTTAACTATGTTGATGGCGTTACTTCAGCAATTCAAACACAATTAGATGCTAAGGCAACATCAACTGACTTAAGCAATCACATTTCAGATACATCTACTCACGGAGTTACTGGAGCAATTGTTGGCACAACAGATACACAAACAATTTCCAACAAGACTCTTGGTAGCGATCTAAATGCTGGCAGTTATAAGATTACAAGCCTTGCAACACCAACACAATCAACAGATGCAGCAAACAAGTCATATGTTGACTCTGTTTCAGAAGGTCTTCATATTCATGCTGCTGCAGTTGCTGCAACAACAGCAAATATCAGCATATCAAATGATCTTGAAGTAGGAGATGTCATTGATGGTGTAACACTTGCTGCCACAAATCGTGTTCTTGTTAAGAATCAGAATACAGCATCTGAAAACGGTATTTATGTTGTTCAATCTTCAGGTGCAGCAATTCGTGCAACAGATTTTGATCAACCAGCAGAAGTAGATGGTGGTGACTTTATCTTCGTAACTGGAGGTACAGTTAACGACAATACAGGTTGGGTTCAAACATCAACTGGTGTAGCAACAATTGGAACAGATCCAATCTACTTTACACAGTTTTCTGGTGCAGGAACATATCTTGCAGGTAACGGTTTAACATTAACTGGTAATACATTTACAATTGATACAACTGTTACAACAGATCTTACTAGTTCTCAAACACTTACCAATAAAACACTTACAAGCCCAGTAATTACTGGAGCAGTGTTTAATGATGGTTCTGTAGTATTTGAAGGTTCAAGTGCAGATGCACATGAAACAACACTTCAAGTAACTAATCCTACTGCAGATCGCACCATTACATTTAAAGATGCAAGTGGTACGGTGGCATTTACATCTGATATTCCTTCCACAACAGATGGACTTTCAGAAGGTACTTCAAACCTATATTTCACAGATGAACGTGCACAGGATGCAGTTGCAGCAGCAATCGCTGCAGGAACTCATTCAAACATAACAATCACGTATGATGATTCTACAAACAAGTTATCATTTGCAGCAGAAAATGGAGTTGCTGATTCTACTACAGACAATCTTACAGAAGGATCAACAAATCAATACTTTACAGCAGAAAGAGCACAAGATGCTATAGCAGATGCTATTGCAGCAGGAACTCACTCAAATATTACCATCACATATGATGATAATTTGAATAAGTTCACTTTTGCAGCAGAAAACGGTGTAGCAGATTCAGACACTGATGATCTTACAGAAGGTACAACAAATCTATACTTTACAAACACTCGTGCAGTAGATGCATTAGAAGCAGTTGTTCCAAACTTTACTGAAATTGATATCAACTCAGTTGCAACACAAGTTGCTGCAACAACAGCAGTTGCTACAGCAAGCACAGTAACTGCATATCAATTTGCTAAGGCAGACTATCGCTCAGGCAAGTTCTTAGTAAAGGCTGAAACATCTAGCCACACAGAGATATCAGAAATTCTTGTAACTCTTGATGGCTCTGATAACGTTGCAATTACAGAATATGCAATTGTCGGAACAAACGGCAACTTGGTTGATGTAACTGCAGATGTTAGCGGTGCAAACGTAAGAATTCGTGTAACAACAATAAATAACAGCACAGATGTTACTGTTGTTGGAACACTTATTGCATAATAAAATAAATTAAAAAGGGGTACCAATGGCAACATCAAGTAAAGACTTTAAAGTAAAAAATGGTCTGTACGTAACAAACGGCGGAACATTTGGAGGAGAAGTCACAGTTGCAACACCAACTGTAGGAACTTCTGCTGCTACTAAAGATTATGTTGATCTTGCCGTTGGTTCTCCTTCTATTCCAGTAAGTGGTACTGCACCAGCATCTCCATCAAATGGAGATTTATGGTTTGATACATTAACAGAGAGAGTTCATGTATATTATGGATCTGTTTGGGTAGCAATTGCAACCCTTGAAGACTCAGAAGTATTACAAGATCACATTCATGATACATCAATTGATGGATCTGGATTAATAGTAAGTACATTTGTTTCTGGAGGTGCTTACAACGAACCAGGTGTTCTTATAAGCGCAGGAGACTACAGCACATCTTCATGGGAATCGACCTATGATGGTGGGACAGCAATAGATAATTTTAATTAATTGTCTGTTATAATATAAAAAGAAAATTTCTGTAGGAGGAAATTAATATGGCAACAAGAATGCAACAGCGCAGAGGTACTGCAGCACAATGGACATCGGCAAACCCAATTTTAAATGCTGGTGAAATGGGGTGGGAGTCAGATACCAACAAGTTTAAGATTGGTGATGGCACAAACCATTGGGCAGATCTTGATTACTTTATAGACCAATCCTCCACAGTAAACCCATCATTTGGTTCTAGCATTACTTTTGAAGGTGCAACCGCAAATGCTTATGAAACAACACTTTCTGTTACTGATCCTACAGCAGATCGCACAATTACATTGCCAGATGCAACTGGAACAGTGGTTGTAGCAGACGGTAGTGGAAATGTTACAATTTCTGGTAACTTAACAGTCACTGGTAATACTACAAGTGTTAATCAAACAGAAATTAATGTAACAAATGCTTTTGTATTTGAAGGAGCCACTGCAAATGCTTATGAAACAACACTTAGTATTGTAGATCCAACAGCAGACAGAACTATTTATCTTAAAGATGCAGATGGAACCCTAGCGTTTACATCAGATATTACAACAGCAATTGATTCAGTTAATACTAATCTAACAAATGGACTTGCTGGAAAACAAGATACAGTTACTGGTGTTTCTTCTACAGAAATCGGTTATCTTGACGGAGTTACATCTTCTATTCAAACACAATTAAATAATAAGCAAGCAGTTGTTGCTAATGTT